GGGTTATTTATTACCGAGTTCTTACAATATCAAGAAGGGCTAAGCAGCACAGAACTAGACGAAATACTGACCAGTAGAAAGATACCGAGAAGTTGTTGTTTGGTGGATTCGATAGGTGTTGGATTTGGACTGAAGAAAGAAATGCCAGAGATTGTGTCGTTCGTAGCAAACGCGGCCCCATTAAAAAAAGAGAAACAAAGCACAGATGAAGAAGGACTAGACAATTACAAGAACCTAAGAAGCCAGTGCTGGTTCGAATTAGCAAATCACGTGAACACGGGAATGATAGGAATTTATAGAGAATTACCAATTAACATCAAAGAACTTTTAACCGAAGATTTGGAAGTCATGAAACAGATGGACTCAGACAAAGACGCAAAGATGCGAGTTATTACAAAGAAGGAGTTACATGACAGTGCCGCACTAAGTAGATCTACAGATGCAGGGGACGTTTTAATGATGAGGATGTATTTTGAGATTAACCCAAACGAATCAGCTTGGACGTTTACAGGCTCAATAGACAAAATCCAAGAGGATCCTAAATTAAAGGTTTATGGAGATTCGAACATCAAAACAAAAGTAGTCGACGGCAAAGAGGTCAGAATGATTGGCGACAGGATAATAAGAGAATAATGAAGTGCCCAAGATGCAACCATGAGATGCCTCAACTGATGGTAAGGAACTGCGGACATCTACTGATGTTAAACGAAACATATTATTGCATTAACTGCGACAAGATGTTCAGAGATACATTCACAGAGATAAAGTTCGGGGGAACAAAGACAAAATACAGAGGCGGAGATGATGATGATTAGTTGAAGGGAATAGTAGGTTTTAAAAAGAACATTAGATTGGTATAATCATGAAAGGGGTGGAGAATTATAACTTATTCAGGTCTGGGCTCATAACTCAGGGAGAACTAGATAGAAAAAGTGTTGCAGCAGACCACGAGAAGAGAATCTATGACATGTTTATTTATAACCTGAGAAAGAAGAAGGTCGACAAGCTGTTAAAACAATTCGAAAAAGATGAAACCATATACGAAAGATACACTCAATTAATCAAGCAGAAGGAAAAAGAACAATATAAAGCAAGCCTCGACAAAATCAATTTAATCTACAAAAGGGATAAAGCGATGCGAGCATCTTATTCTATGGCCTTAGAAATACTACATAGTCGATTATACTAAATGACAAATACCTTTATAAAATTAAAAATCATTGAATATGTATCCAAAGTTCACGTTCAGAAGGGTAACCAACCTTATTCACATTCATGGAAAGAAAATCAGCCAATATATTTTCAAACTGCCCCTGGGAAAGCGGTAGTGAATCAGTTCTACAGCCACTAGGAAATAGACCAGTAGGCCCATATAATAAAGCACAACAAATTCAATCACCGAAAGGACAAAATGCTGTTACAGTTTTTGAAGAGACGAGAGATGGACTACCAAAAGCATATATGCCAAACTTTTTTTATAGAGCTCCATTTGGTTATCCAAGATACAAAGACCTTAATTATTTCAGACAATTGGCATCGAGTATTTATGTTGACATGTGCGTGACTGCAATCATAGATGAGGTGTGTTCGGTTGAGTGGGAGATAGTTGCCGAGGATCGTGCCGGCAATGAAGTACCAGGCAAAGAAAGTGATGTCGAAAGAATTCAGGAGTTTTTTTATAACCCAAACACAAACAAAGAGAGTTGGGAAATGATAGTGAGAATGATGTTGCCAGATTTACTAGAACTTAACTCAGGAATAATTGTCAAGGTGTTTAACACATTTGGAGAAATGGTTGAGATTTGCGCGAGAGACGGAATGGCATTCACAAAGAACCCAGACCCTTATGGATTTTATACAAGCAGAGCAGACTTAATTTTAATGAAGAATATCCTAGGCGAAGGCGAAGAACAAACCCAACAGATGGACTATCCGGCAATTCAGGCCGAAATGGATGCAGCAGATGCACAAGAAGAAGGCGCGTACTTCCAATATGGGTTTAACACAGGCGCAAGACCGATTCCGTTTGGGCGGAGGGAAGTAGTATGGTTTGAGAAGAAAGTACGAACAGACAACCTGTATGGGCGGTCTAGCATGGAAGTTTTAAGCAAGACGGTTCAAACACTTATTTATGCCGTAGAGTCACAATTAGAGTATTTTAACGATAATTCAATACCTCCAGGAGTTTTGGGATTAGAAGGAATGAATGCTGAGGATTTAAAGGCATTTGGGCAACAATGGATCCAACAGCAAAAGGTTCAAGACACACTAGGAAATTGGAAGAGAGCAAACCACAAACTCCCAATGGTTAATAAGATGCCAAAGTTCGAGAGATTAGGATTCACAAACCAAGAGCTCGAGTTAATCGAATCCCAAAAGTGGTGGTCAAAATTAGTCTGGGGAGCATTCGGAATCACTGCAACAGAACTAGGATTCACAGAAGATGCACAGGGCGCAGCAAACCAAATAGTTCAGACAAGCGTAGCAAAGAAACGAATCATTTATCCATTATTAAGATTAATCGAATATCATGTGAACACAGAGATAATCCCAGAGTTTGGAGTTGAGGGTGTACGTTACAAATACAAAATCTTCGATGTTGACGAAGAAACAAAGAAGTGGGGACTTTACAAAATGCAAACAGACGCAGACCTAAAGACAGTCAACGAAATAAGAAATGCTGAAGGACTAGACGAATTAGAAGGCGGAGATGAGACTGGTTCTATGAGAGCAGATAGACAACAAACCGAGGATAGGGCTGCTTTTTCAGAGGAACCATTGATAAGCGATTCAAACAAAATCAACAGAGATTCATCAGATAAACTAGACAACATGGCAAATAGAAAAGCATACTTAAAATTTAAATATGCCAAACGAACAGGTGCTAAGGGACATTATATTTATTGGTATAAGAATCCTAATAGTGGTAAATTACAAAGAGGTGATAAGCCAGAAGAAGACTTCGATGATAAAAATAAAAAATACGAAGATAAACCTACTTTAAATAAACAAGAAATTGATGATTGGCAAGAATATTCTAAAGATAAAAATATATATTATCATGGTTCAGGAGATATAGCATTTGTTAAAAAAAATGGATTTAATGAAGATAAGTTTGATGAAAACGGATTTTATGGACCAGGGGCATATCTTACTTCAAGTAAAAGTGAAGCGAAGGGATATGCTTTAAAATCAAAAACAAAGGGTGTCGGATCATTAAAAGTTAATATAGATAAAATTAAAACATTCGATGGTCCAGGAGATTATTATAATAATTCCCATTATTTCAACAAAAAATACAATAAACAATTAAAAAAAGAAGGGTATGATGCAATAAAAGTTAAATCCAATTCTAATTCAGAAAATGATTGGATAATTATACTAGATTTAACTAAGGTGAAATTTATAGAATGAAAAAAATAACAGAAAACGACATAAATAGGTTGCTTGAAAAATATTCTTATTTGGATATGCAAGAAGCAGTAAGAATGGTAGCTATTGAATTGGAAAAGGGATGGTCGGAAACAAAAGCCCAAACAACCGACCAACCAACAGTCCTAGTATCAGGCGAAGAGATGGAATCAGAAAAGAAACTTAAAAAACAAATAACAGACTTACTAAAGAGCAACAAAGAAAAGATATTCGAATTACTAGATGACCAAGGCAAACCTGAACAATTACTACAAATTAAGAGCATCGATGATTTACCAGGGATAATCAAAAAGATATTCAGCATTTTCACATTCAAGAAGGTAGTTGATGAAGTAATTAGTTTTAAGTTTAACTTTGGATGGGAAGAATCAGAAAAACAAATCGATAAGAACGTTCCAATGAATAACAAAGCAGTCGCATTCTTACAAGACCACACGTTCGACAATGTAAAGGATATGACTGAGGAAATAGCAAATGACCTAAAAGCAGAACTAAGCCGAGGAATCATTAATGGCGAAGGAATCGCAAAGCTAAAGAAAAGAGTGACCAAGGTATTCGATGTCGGAAACAACCGAGCAGAAATGATAGCCAGAACAGAAACAAACCGAGCAGAAAACAACGGTA